AAAATAAGAAATGAGCTTAAACACATTATTCATAAGCGTACAGAATATTAAAGACAGGTCTGGCTTACACGCTAACGTAGACGAGAAACTTGTATTGCCTGAGATTAAGACCGCACAAGATATGTACATCTTACCTGCGCTTGGTAGTGCTTTATACAATCGACTTCAAGCAGGTATTACTTCGAACAACTTAAACGCAAACGAGGTAATATTATTAGACCAATACATAGCAGATACTTTAGTGCATTATGTACTTAGTGAATTGCCAATGGGTTTGTCTTATCAGTTCTATAACAAAGGCTTGTTAAGGAAGGGTGGCGAGAATACCGAAAACCCTTCGATGCAGGATATGATTGACGTGGCGAATAGATATAAAGCAAGGGCGGAGTTCTACAAGCAAAGAATGATTAAATACCTAAAAGAATATTCTACAACTTACCCTGAGTACTTGAACCCTGGAAGTGGCATTGATGCAATACACCCTGAGAACGATGCTTATACAACGAGCATTTGGCTTGGAGATTTTGATTGCTGCGCAGGTAAAAGCTTCGAGGAACTTTATCAAGGGAATAGAGGTTGTAGTGATTGCTAATTATGAGTAAAGTAACAACAATTAAAAACCAAAATAAGCTTCGTGTTTATTTAGAAAAAATTAAGAATGAGCCTGATGTTATTGTTAAAAAGGCAAATGTAAAAAATGCGGAAAAAAAGCGGAATATATAAATTTACATCTCCTACTGGTAGGGTTTACATTGGTTCATCTGTTGATTTAGCTACAAGATATAGCTATTACAAAACTAAAAATGCGCCAAAACAAACTTTATTACATAGGTCATTTTTAAAATATGGTTTTGATAATCATATTTTCGAGATAGTAGAATTATGTGAACCAGATATTCGATTAGAAAGAGAAAGGTATTATGGAGAACTTTACAATAGCTTATCTGATTTTGGTGGCTTAAATTTAATATTGCCTAAAAATGGAGAAAAGCCTTTTGCTTATTCTAAAGAATTGAGAGCAAAGTTTTCTGAAATAGCTAAAAATAGAAAATACACACCAGAAACAAGAGAAAAGTTTAAAAAAGCAAGGCAAGGTATATATATTAGAGGTAAGCACCCAAAAGCTAAACTTGTTTTGCATACTGAATATGGTATATTTTATGACTGCATTAAAGATGCTGCTGAACAAAATGGCATAACAAGAAGCTTGTTAAGTCAAAAATTATTAGGCATTTTAAGAAACAACACTAAATTAATTTACGCATAATGCCAGAAACATACACTCTTAATCAAATCGTCAAACAAATAACGACACTCGGAAACGACCACGAACAAATTAACTTTGTTTACTTCGGAGATGTGTGGGAACGTTTGTCTAATGGCGAGGTTACTTACCCTGCTATGTTCTACACTTTAACAGGTGCTACTATAAACGCTAAAAATATTACTTACAATTTTAGCCTTTATTTTATGGACAGAATGTTAATGGAAGAAACAAACGAAACCGAAGTTCTTAGCGATATGACTTTAGTAGGTCAAGACATTGTTGCACAATTAAGATACCCTAAAGCAATTTGGGATATTGGCGACACCGCTCCTTTGACTTACTTTACCGAGAGCGACCCCGACTATCTTGCAGGAGTTAAGATAGACATCACAATGGAATTACCTTACTTAAACGACAGATGCGCAGTACCAAGCATCTATAACTATACAGAATGATAGGCAAAAAAATTAACCAATTAGCTACCGAGTTAGCACCAGTTAGCACCGATTTAACTATTATAGGCGACCCGACAACAGGAGTAAGTAAAAAGATTACACTTGCTCAATTAGGTGCGATATTTAGCGGTGCGGTTTCATTTTATACTAACCTTGCAGGCTTTCCTGCGGTTGGCGATATTAACGTTATCTATTGTGCTAAAGACACGCAGAAACTTTATTTGTGGAGTGGTTCGGCTTATGTAGAAGTATTCCCTTCACAAGCTTTATTAGATACTTATCAATTAAGAAGTGAGAAGGGTAACGCTAATGGTTATGCTTCTTTGGATAGTCAAGGTAAAGTGCCTATTAGTCAATTACCGAGTTCTATTATGGAATACAAAGGAACTTGGAACGCATCTACTAACACGCCTACACTTGCAAACGGAACGGGCGACACGGGAGATGTTTATATTTGTAACGTAGCAGGAACAGTAAACTTTGGAGCTGGTCCTATTACTTTTGCGGTGGGCGATTATACTATATACTCAGGAAGTATTTGGCAGCGTTCAAGCGGTGCGGTGGGTACTGTAACAAGCGTAGCTGCATCTATTACGGGCGATAGCGTTACGATTAGTGGAAGTCCTGTTACTACATCGGGAACTTTAGCTTTTGCTTTTGCAGGTAATAGCACTCAATACATAAACGGAGCAGGTAATTTAGTTACGTTTCCTGGAGTAATTAATGAAGCACAAAACTTAATTACTGAGGTTTACAATAAAACAGGAGCGACTTTAACAAAGGGTACAGTTGTTTATATCAATGGCGGTCAAGGTAACTTACCAGCAGTTACTAAAGCACTTGCAACGGGAGATAGTACAAGCGCACAAACTTATGGCATAGTACGAAACGATATTACGAATAATAACAACGGATATGTAGTGGTTGCAGGTCGCATAAGCGATTTAGACACTCAAGCATATACAGAAGGTACTCAACTTTATTTAAGTCCTACAACGGCAGGTACTTTTACAAGTACAAAACCTTACGCACCTCAGCACTTAGTTTATGTTGGTATCGTAGTAAGGGCGCACCCAACACAAGGAGTTGTAGAGGTTAAAATACAAAACGGCTATGAGTTAGACGAACTGCATAACGTCGCTGCTCAAAGTCCAAGCAACGGAGATATTTTACAATATGTATCAAGCACAAGTTTATGGACTAAGGTTGCAGGTACAACTTCAAACATAGCAGAAGGCAGTAATTTATATTACACCGATGCTCGTAGTCGTGCAGCATTAAGTTTTACGGCAGGTAGCGGTGCTTACAATTCTACAACGGGAGTTATTACTATCCCTACAAATACAAACCAATTAACTAACGGGGCAAACTATATCACACTTGCTTCATTAAGTGCAGGTGCAGGTATTAGCTATAATAACACAACTGGAGTAATTGCTTCTACTATTACGCAATATACCGATGCTTTGGCAAGGGCAGCTATTAGCTTAACAACATCGGGAACAAGCGGAGCAGCGACATACAATAGCACAACGGGTGTTTTAAACGTACCACAATACGCACCCGATTTAAGCGGATATGTTCCAACAAGTAGAACTTTAACTATTAACGGAACGGCTTTTGATTTAAGTGCAAATAGGTCTTGGAGTGTGGGTACAGTAACGAGTGTAGGCTTATCTTCTGCAACAAGCGGAGTAACTATTGGCTCTACACCTATTACAACAAGTGGAACTATTACTTTAGCTATTGCAACGGCAAGTGGTTCTCAGCAAGGTTTATTATCAAGCACCGATTGGACTACGTTTAACAATAAGCAAAACGCTTTAACCAATCCAGTAACGGGTACAGGTACTACAAACTACCTACCTAAGTTTACAGGTACAAGTACAATAGGGGATAGCACAATACAAGAAACAAATTCTAACATTGGTATTGGAGTTACACCTACAAATGGTTATGGCGGATTACAAATAGTAGGGGCAACGAGTAGTAGTATTCTTACACAATTAGGGGTTGATGGCATAAGAGCAGGTGTTAGGTCAAGCGGAAATACTGCAATAGTTTTAGATAGTTCTAATACTACGTTTACAAATAGAATGTGGTATTTATATAATGCAGGTGCTTCAGGTAGCTTAATTATTGGTAGACCTAATTTAGATGTATTAACGTTTTCTAACTCAGGCAATTTAGGATTAGGAGTTACACCGAGTGCGTGGGGAAGCCAAAGTAAAACATATCAAGCCAATGCACAAGCTGTTTTTGCAGGTAGTACTTTTTCAAGTGGTAATAATCAAACATTAGTAGGTAATAATGTATATGTACCTGAAGATACAAGTTTTAGATATATAGCAAGTAATCCCGCAGGATTGTATAGAATTAGTAATGATAGTTCAATGCAATGGTTTCAAGCTCCTTCAGGAACGGCAGGTAACGCTATATCCTTTACCCAAGCTATGACGTTAAACGCTTCAGGTAATTTATCAATAGGTAACACTAATGATACATATAAGTTAGATGTAACGGGTACGGGAAGGTTTAGTGGGCAAGTTCAATTAATGACTCATTTTGCTGCTTATAGTGATGCTGAATTTATGGGAGTTTTAGGTTTTAATAGAAACCCGTCAACAGGTGCAATTTATAATAATGCTCGTGCTGCTTTTCAATTACAAAATAATTTAGGTACATTTCAAGTTAAAGCATTTTCAAGTGCAGGTGCTGATTTGGGAACTCCATTATCCATAGCCTCTACAGGAGCAGCTACATTCTCAAGTAGTGTAACGGCAACAAGTTTTAGTGTTTCTAATGGTAGTATATCTAACAGTGGATTTTGGGGAATGCAAAATACTGCAGGTGCAGGCTCATTTGCAGATTGGGCTTTATTAAATAGTGCAACTACAAGAATAATGCACAACCCTACAGGTACTACTAATATGATATTTAATGGCTCAGTAGGTATAGGTACTACATCGCCAAGTAATATATTAACAGTTGTAGGTGGTGCTGCATCGCCTGTTGTATTAAATTTATCTAATGCAAATAGTAACTGCGATATTATTATGACATCGGGTGCAGGTGGTGGACTTGTAAGGTTGCGTAATAATTTAGATGACTTCCAGATACATACCGCAGGAAGCGAGCGTATGCGCATAACAAGTGGGGGTAACGTTGAAATAAACACAGGCTCAATAAAGACAGGAGAACCAGACACAGGTTGGGGTAGAGCAGCAATCAAGATAGGACAAAGACAATCAGGAGAGGCTTTTAATTCAGGTGGTTACTTACCTGTAAACGTAGACGGAACAGTTTATTATATTAATTTATATTCATCAACACCTTAAAAATGGCATTAGAAACAAAATGGGTAGTGGTTCAAATGGATACCGCACCTTCAGAGGACACATTACAAGACGTAGTTAAAAGAGTGCATTATCGTTACGAGGGTACAGACGAACAATACTTTGCGGATATTTACGGAGTATTATCTTGTGAAACTCCTTCGGAAACTGATTTTACTGCTTACGAAGATTTAACTTACGAGCAAGTATGCGAGTGGTTAGAAGCAGGTCTTAACATAGAAGCTATGGACTTAAACTTAGCTACTCAAATTGAGAACATTAAAAACCCACCAATCGTAAATTTACCTTTGCCGTTTAGCAATCCACAATTATCTTTACAAACAAAAACAAACTATGAAGAACAAACAACTGCTCCAATTAGTGAGCAACCTTAATGCCGTAATCGGTAGCCAAGAAACTAAAACACAAAAGAAGCTTGTAAAAATTTACGAGAAAGTTAAACAACATCACGAGGACTACCAAGCCGAAGTTGAAATTTTGCGTTTAGATAATGCACAAACGGATAGTAACGACTGCTTATTGCTTACGGACAAAGGGGAGTACAAATTCTCTAAAGAAGGCATCAAGAAGCTAACCAAAGATATTGAAGCGCTAAATGATAAAGAATTTGATTTTCAAATAATTAACGTAGTCAATCCACAAGGCTTGGAGAATTTTACATTCTTAGAAGATTGGACTACTGGCATAGAATTTAACAAACAAGAAGAAGAAGAACTATAATGGCAAATAACCACCAAGCAGACCAATCAACAATCGTATCTTTAGTTAGTGCTACTATTAGCATTACAAATATTCAACCGCTATTCACATTGATTGCAAGTTTGGTGGCTATCGTTTCAGGTCTTATGGCTATTCGATACTATTACAAAATGACCAAAAAGCTTAAATGAGATTAATACTTTTAGCCTTATTACTTACTTCTTGCGCTTC